AAACGACTCTGGCGTCAAGCCATTAAGGAGCACTTCGACTGTACATGCGTTTATTGCGGAAAACCCTATGAATTACACGAACTTACACTCGACCATGTCAAACCTAAAACAGAAGGCGGAGAAGATCTTACAAGCAATCTTGTACCCGCGTGCAGAGCATGTAATCAAGGCAAAGGTAGTAGCAATTGGCTCAGATGGATGCGTCAAACATTTGGACATCGACCTCTGAGAGAAATGATCATTCTTCAACATATTAATTAATTATGGCAGACCCAATGTCGGGGTTAGATATGGTCCGTGAAATAATCGGACAGATTACTAACCTTAGAAAACTTGTAACCGTTAATGGTAAGCAATATAAATACGACCCAAAAAGCAAAAGTTATAAAGCAGATGGTAAAACATTTACGCCGTCACAGCTAAAAGCTAAATTAGAAGGTCAGTCTTTTAAAGCTCCAAAGATAGATAATAAATCAAAACTAAAGATTAATAAGACTACACCAAAGTCTACTCAAACGAAGACTACACCAAAGTCTACTCAAACGAAGACTACACCAAAGTCTACTCAAACGAAGACTAAAGGTCCAAAAATTGCAGACCCATGGAGAGGTACTTATAGCACTCCAAAGGAAAACCTTAAAATAAATAAAGATATAAAGGCTAGGAAAAAAGGGTTTTTTGAGAAGTATGGGGTAACTAATAAAGATATCAAGAACGTCGAAAGAACAGGGAAGAAGAAAGATGGCACATATAAAATGAGTAGGGGTACTAAAGCACAGGTAAACCAATCAAATTATGGTCGTAAAAATGCTGCATTAGCGATATTAGGTAAAGCTGCGGATTGGGGAGTTGATCAACTTGTGGACAGGGGAGCTAGACAGATAGCGGGTAAGAGTAAAATGACCTTAGAAGAGTTCAGAAAAGCTAGGGATAAAGGTGAATTAAAAGGGACTTTAAAAAATAAAATTTCAGGAACTCCACTAAAAGGTAGTGAAGAGTTATCTGCACATAGAAGAGGTAGGCAAAAGAAAAACCAACCTACAACAAGTAAAAAAGATATAAAAATTAAGTCTAAAAAAAAAGATGAGCAAGTTTCAGTAGGAAACATGGTTGGTGCAACTGCCACGGTTCCTAAGAAGAAGCTAACTCCAAGACAGGAATGGGAGAAGAAGACAAGAAATAGTCCAGCTCGTAAGTCAGGAGCGTTTACTGCTGATCAATTATGGGAAGCTCAGAAACGCCACCGCGAGTGGAAGAAAAAGAACAAGAGAAAGTAAACACCCAACCGTACAAATAACCGCCGTCCGCAAGGGCGGCTTTTTTAATGGCAAAGGAAACCATAGAAAGGATTGTCGTACCTGCCGTTAAGACCGTAGCAGGAGTAGTAGACAAGCTTAAAAATGGAACGAATGGCAGAAATGGAGGTAATGGAGGTAATGGTTACAAAAAGAAAAACTTTCAAGGCGTTTATAGCTTATTAGATAGCGACCTAAAACCTAAAGAGATAGTACCTGACAAAGATGGCGTATTAAGACCACAGAATATCCACGAAGAACGATACATTATCCAACAAGTACAAAAAGCTAAAAGCACTGCTGGTTTTAATAAAATTGAACTTAAGGGTAAGGTTGATGAAACTGGTAATCCTAAAAGTTTTAGAGTTAAAGACGGTGGAGAGAAAGGTGGTGGTCTTAGATTCTATTCAAATAAAAACATATCTAAACAAGGTAAAACCAGAACTAAAGCTATAAAAGACGGGTCCATTACAGAGGAAAACTCAAAAGATACCTTTAAAAAATTAATGGGTATAGGTAAGAGAAATTTAGATGAACTTGAATCAATGGCACTTGTTGATTATGTCCAAACGACTCAAGCGAACCTAAAAGCTTACCTTGGTCGAGTCGAGCAAAATAGATACCCTGACTTTCCACATCCTTACGGTGATCAAAACATGTTTACAGATGGACATGTTTACCCACCTAAACATCCTGCCCACTTAGACGTTGCTGAACAAAGACACCTAGAACCAGCTCAGTCCTATGTTGACGCCTCTGGTAGAACCATGAAAGGTAATTTTGAGTCAGTTAATAAGGTTGGCTTCACCGACGAGGACTTAATACTTTTAGGAGTACCACGTAACCGATATGAACATATGGAAAACTACTTCTTCCCAAACCGTAGAGGAGTTAGATCTTTCCTTGGTGATTCTGACAACATTGATCGCGTTATGGTTCAACGTAAGAGTGGTGTTGACTGGAAAACCATATTCGCTGAACAGGGCATACAAGGCTCTACAGCAGATTATATTTAATCCTTCCACTTTCGTACATGAATGACGTTTTAACCGCCTTACAGGACGATTTCAAGCTGTTTCTGCAAGCATTATGGGAACAGCTTGACCTCCCCTCACCGACAAGAGCGCAATATGCAATAGCGGACTACTTACAACACGGACCTAAACGTCTACAGATCCAAGCTTTCCGAGGAGTTGGTAAATCTTGGATCACAGGTGCGTTCGTGTTATGGACTCTATTTAATGATGCTGAAAAGAAGATCATGATTATCTCCGCTTCTAAAGAACGCGCAGACAACATGTCTATCTTCCTCCAAAAACTAATAATTGAAACACCTTGGTTAAGTCACTTACAACCCAAATCAGACGACTCAAGATGGTCGCGCATAAGCTTCGACGTTGCGTGCTCTCCGCACCAAGCACCTTCAGTGAAGAGCGTGGGTATTACTGGTCAGCTAACTGGATCACGCGCGGACTTAATGGTCCTAGACGATATAGAAGTTCCAGGCAACAGTATGACGGAGATGATGCGTGAAAAACTTCTTCAACTTTGCACGGAAGCGGAATCGATTCTCACACCAAAAGATGATTCACGTATTTGTTATCTTGGGACTCCTCAGAGTTGTTTTACTGTTTATAATAAGCTGGCAGAGCGTTCGTATCGTCCCTTTGTTTGGCCGAGCCGATACCCCAGAAAGCTTGCCAGCTATGAAGGACAAATAGCTCCTCAACTACAAGAAGACATAGATAACGGCGCCCAACCCTGGGAAACAACAGATCCTGATCGCTTCGACGACGAAGACCTAATACAACGTGAAGCGTCTATGGGTCGCTCTAACTTTATGCTTCAGTTCATGCTTGATACAAGCTTGTCTGACGCTGAGAAGTTCCCCTTAAAGATGGCTGATCTAATAGTTACTTCAGTTAATCCAAAACAAGCTCCAGAGTCTATTGTATGGTGCTCAGATCCACGAAACGTTATCAAAGATGCACCTACCGTAGGCTTACCAGGAGACTACTTCTACAGCCCTATGGACATCGTAGGAAAGTGGGACGACTACACAGAAACAATCTGCTCCGTGGACCCCTCCGGAAGAGGTAGCGATGAGACAGCAGTTAGCTATGTATCACAACGCAATGGCTTCCTCTACCTACACGAAATGAGAGCTTATAAAGACGGCTACAGTGACAACACACTTCTTGACATCCTTAAAGGTTGTAAGAAATATAACGCTTCAACTCTCTTAATTGAATCTAACTTTGGAGACGGTATAGTCGCTGAACTCTTTAAAAAACATATCCAAAATACTAAACAAGCAATCTACATCGAAGAAACTAGAGCTAATGTCAGAAAAGAAGATCGTATCATTGACAGTCTGGAGCCTGTTCTTAACCAGCATCGTTTGGTTGTTAACAGAAGCGTTCTCGAATGGGATTATTCATCCAATAAAGATGAAGCACCTGAAAAACGACTGCTCTATATGCTCTTCTACCAAATGTCTAGAATGTGCCGAGAAAAGTTTGCCGTTAAACATGACGATAGACTCGATTGTCTAGCTCAAGCCGTTCAATACTATACAGACGCTCTATCTATCTCAGCTCAACGTCAAATACAACTACGTAAAGACGAAGAATTCTCTGACATGCTTGAATCATTCATGGATGACCCCCAAGCAGCTACTAATCACCTCGTGATGGGGATGTCCTTAAATCAAAGAAAACAAGCTAGAGGTAAGTCAGGCGGTAAAGCTGTCCCCACCTGGGTTTAGAGGTGCGACGGGCTAATAGGGGGAGAAGGGTGGACTCCCCCGCCCACTTTAAAGAAACAACACATCATCCCGCTCTACATCATCACTTAATGATGATAATGAGTATCTCCACTCGACGCATCACTCTACCGACCTCAATACTATTAATACTATTAATACTATGAACATATTCTTAGACACTGCCTCGGAAGAGGAGGTCGTCCAAAGAATAGGTACTGGATTAATCTCAGGTATTACTACCAATCCATCACTCATTCTTAAATCTAGCCTTAACTCTAATCCTTATGATGTCTACCACAATTTAGTTAATATCCCTAACCTTCCTGACGTTAGCATCGAAGTCGTCGCTGACACGGAAGATGACTTCATTGATCGTGGTTTGAATATTCATAAAGAATATGGTCCTACAGCAACTGTAAAGCTGCCTTGTACTATGCCTGGAATTAAAGCTTGTAAATACTTGTCCAATATCGGTATTAAAACTAATGTTACTCTCGTTTTTAGCGTTAGCCAAGCAGTATTGGCTGCCATTGCTGGTGCTACTTATGTTTCTCCCTTTGTGGGTCGATTAGATGATAATTCCTTTAACGGACTTGAACTCATAGGGCAAATAGCTTCCCTCTACAAATTAAAATGCATAAAAACTAAGGTTTTAGCTGCTTCGATTAGAGATGTTCAATCCGTTGGAAAAGCTTTCCTGAAAGGAGCTGATATATGCACAATCCCTGTGACTGTCTTCGATAAGATGGTTTCTCACGTGTTAACAGATCAGGGGTTGGATAAATTTAACCGTGATTTCGCTCAGGCTTTTTATGGGGAAACGGAATGAACTGTTGGCACTGTAAAACTGAACTAATTTGGGGTAGTGATTCCGATTGCAAACATCTGGAAGACTACTCAATGGTTACTTTCTTAAGTTGCCCGAATTGCAAGTCAGACGTTGAAGTTTATCTTCCTAAGAATTTGGCATAAATTTCTCAAGCCTCTTCTATATCGAGGGGGGACGGACGCATCCCCCATGGGGGTATCAAAAACGCAGGCACGCGGGCGATCAAACTACCGCGCCTGCGCGAGGTGTTGCATTCATAGTGCGGCATCATCCCTGTCATACCAGTGGATCACAGCGATCAACATGCACGCGCGATCAATTAACGCAGGCACGTAGGCGTGCGCGGTAGTAAGAACACGCGCATCACGCACTTGCGCGGTAGTTGGTTAGCGCGAGATGCAAGACAAGCGATCTGTAAGCATTTGCTGACAATCGATAGACACCTTGGCATCACTATGATAATCAATCCAATTCCGATAGATAAGAGATGCTTATGACTACTGCTACCACTAGCTTCTTGTACCTTTCCACGTTTGCAATGATTCCACTAGTGCAAACGATCTGATATGATGGATTCATAGGATTCTTGAAGATTGAGATCTTTCGAACTCTCGACTAGAGAGTGAGAGAGTTCTCAAGATTCAATCAGAATCCATGAGACTTAACTCCGAGGCGGTGTCCCTTCAGCCTCACAAAATCTGATTCAGTGGTGCCCCTTCAACTGAGTCATACAAACAAGTTTAGAGCTACACCTAACCGTAAAGGTTAGTGAGTCCGGTGCCCCTTCAGGACAAGTACAGCGTGACCTTGATAAGTCACAGACTTAGCCCACCGAGAGCTAAGGATCTAAATAAATCAGCCAAGCAGCCCGTGCTAACTGAGTTCATATATCAACATCATGAGAACATGATTACCTAGCATCAACAAGGATGCATCCACCTGCAAGTGGTGGACTAGGTTTGTGCATCTATTTTATTATGCAAACTTATCAAATGTTCATGGGTAGAGACATCCCTTCAGGTGGTTACGTTAGTAACCAAGAATGGGATGAATTCTGCAAATCCTGCATTGATACTCGCTTCGATGGCTACACCATCAGCGACGTACAAGGACGCTGGAAAGGTAAAGATGAGGACACAAAATGTGTGACTATATCTACCGAGTACAAAGAACTAATCAATCAGGTTGCAACTCTATTCCGTGACACTTTCAAACAAGATAGCGTAGCTATACAAACTCTTCCACCTATGGAATTTGTATAAGGACGTAGAGGGTTCGAATCCCTCTCTATCTCTGGGCTTTAGCCCTTTTATTCTTTATATTTATTATCATGTTCATTATCTCATCAAGATACAGCGAAGCTGTTGAGTTTGTTGCTGTTAATCCATTGAATGCTACTGCATTGGTACGATTCACCTCAGGTGGAGAGTATCTATACCGCAATGTATCAAGGACAAAGCTAGTTAACTTGATGCTACAACCCAACCTA